AGGCCCAACGGCAGGTCTGTTAGGAACAGGAACCCCATAAAATGAACAAAGATAGATTACGAGAAGAGATTGCCGCTGATGAAGGCGTTAAACTCAACAGTGAAGGTGATCATATCATATATTTGGATCATTTATCACTGCCAACTTGTGGTGTGGGTCACTTAATCACTGAAAATGATGAAGAGCATGGTAAACCTATTGGCACAGTCGTTGAAAAAGAGAGAGTGCGGAAATTGTTCGCCTTAGACATTGCAGTGACTATAGACGAGTGTCGAGTGCTATATGATGACTTTGATGACTTACCAGAAGAAGCACAGCATATTATTGCAAACATGTGCTTTAATATGGGCCGTCCCCGGCTGTCTAACTTTAAAATGATGAAAGCTGCTGTGGACGCTAGAGACTGGAATGAAGCCGCAGAACAGATGATAGATTCTAGGTGGCACGATCAAGTCCCGAATCGAGCCAAGCGTTTGGTTAAACGCATGAGGGCGCTGGCTGACTAAGCATTAACAGCCGCAGAACCTATCCCACCCTGCCCATATTTTTGATCAAAAGCATCAGCAGTTAGCTTGGCTATTTGCTGACGCACGTTCCTATGCTCATCTTCTGAAAGCTTTATCAATTTTTGATATGTTGTTAAATCAACTCCAACTGACTTGAATTTAGTTGTGTCTGGCATTACAATAATTCCCACTGTTAACCATAAAGAGCCATATATTAGCATGTACAACTATAAACGCAAGACAAACAAGTATGGTGCTAGGAAGACAACTTTCATGGGGATCAAGTTTGATTCTAAGTGGGAGGCGGAGCGTTGGGGCGAACTTACAGCGATGGAAAAGGCTGGTTATATTGTAGATCTTGAAAGACAAATCTCATATGAGATCATAGTCAACGATCAAAAGATTTGTAAATATGTGGCTGACTTTCGTTATAATAAAGTAGATGATCATGGTAATCTTGAAGAGGTTGTTGAAGATGCAAAGGGTGTGGAAACTGCTGAATTTAAACTCAAAAAGAAACTCATGAAAGCTGTTCATGGAATTGAGATTT